TGACAATCCATTCAATGGCGGAACAGATGTTCTTGCTACTGTTGGAAAGCGTTACAAGCCTGTGCAGAATGAAGAGTTATTTCAATTTGCAGACGCTATTCATGACGCCGACCCTGCTTGCCGTTGGGAATCTGCTGGCTCATTAAAAAAGGGTAAAGTAGTTTTCGGAACTGTGGACATTCCTCGCACAATGGTATTAGACCCACAAGGTGCTAATGACCAAACCAAACTTTATTTAATTGTTTGGACATCTCATGACGGGTCTGTTGCCGTTCAGGCAGCCGTTACACCTGTTCGTGTAGTTTGCCAAAACACTCTTAACCTTGCAATGAAAAGCGCAAAGCAATCTTTCAAGATTCGCCACACGCAATCAGTTGAAGGTCGCATTCAAGTTGCTCGTGAGACTCTTGGTCTTGCTCTTGGTTACTTTGATGAGTTTGAGAAAGAAGCGCAAGCGCTTTACTCTCAAGCAATTACTGACGCAGAATTTTCTAAATTGATTCAGGCAATTTATCCAAAGCCCGACAAAGATTCTGCAAAGGTTGCGCTAACTAAGTGGGAGAACAAGGTTGTGCTTCTTGATAGCCTTTACCATAACTCACCAACTAACGCTACAATCAAGGGAACAAAGTGGGGTGCGTTCAATGCACTAACTGAGCGCCTTGATTACTATCGTTCAGGTCGTGGCAATTCTGAAACACTTATGGCTGGTGCTTCAGGCTTTGACCCAATTCTTACCGCAGAGAAAAATAAAATTCTCAAGTTGGTAAAATCATTCTAGCAAAATGATTTGCAACGGGGGAGAGAAATCTCCCCCGTTTTCATTTGATCTGTTAGCTCAGTTGGTTAGAGCGCTACCCTGTCACGGTAGAGGTCGTGGGTTCAAGTCCCATACAGGTCGCTATGTATATTTGTCGACAATGCCCGCAAGGTTGCGGGTGTGATATTGATCATACGGGAAGGATAAAAAATCCCCTGGAAAAGCTTGTAAATGTCAGTGGGTCCTGGTACAATTCTTCTATGACCAACGAACTCATATCAAGTAAGTACACATTTGTCTGTGACCCAGATGAATGCGATTGCCTAATAGAACTAACATCATCTGATGGATTTGGATTTCCTTCAGGTGTGACACAACTCACATGCCCGTGTGGCCGTAAGACCACATTAGTGTCAGTGGAGCATGCTACAATACAACCTACAACCCAAACGAAAGAGGAACCAATGGAAACAGAAACACCTGCAGTAACAGTCCCCGATACATATAACGCTAATCTATTAGTAACCTACAAGGTTATCCACGGCTATTCCGATGCAACTTATGAAACAGATAAGGTTGCTAGCATTGAATGGTCTTTACATAATGGACGTCAATCACAGAAACAAGTCAACATGTATGTATCTAAGATTGACACAGTCAAAGATATTATTACTGAAGCATATGCTGATTCAGATGACCAAGAAACTCTTCGTTCAATTGCTGAAGCGCTTGACATTGAGTTAACACGAGATGTTGAGTGGTCTGCAACAATTGAGGTTAGCGGTACTATTCAATTAGATTTACTTGCTGATTCAGATACAGATGTAGAACAAGAAATTTACGACAACCTGTATGTTGATTCACAAAATGGCAACATTGAAATTGTTGACACTGAAGTATGTAATGTTCGTGAGAACTAATGTACTTTGAACTTACCGCTCCTGATAGGCTCTCCATGGAGAGGGCCTATTGGGATGCACAAATAATTGGGCTTGACCCAACTGCATTGTCACCGTTGACATTCAACATTGGAACTGGTAGTATAGAGAAGGTAAGTAAGATTCGTGATAAATATAACTTAACTGAAAGTTATATTTCAGACTACGAGCCAACAGGATATACAGGGAGATAATGTGTCAGATTACAAAGATGGTTTTGATGACGGGTATAAGTTTGCTCGTGAAGAGATGATGGAGAAGTTATCAGAGATTGATATCAATGACATCGACTCTTGGATTCTTGACCGCATTTGTGAAATGATCGAAGGTGGGAAACTATGATGGCTGAATGGCTTAAGTGTGACCAATGTGCAGCGCAAGCTATGTGGGAAGCAAAGAAAGATGCAGCATCTCTTTATTTTTGCGGGCACCATAAAAATGAACAGGGCGAGCCACTTGTGGACTGGGCCCAAGAAATGGTACAATTGCTCAACTACGAGCAGGAACAACTACTAACAAAGGCGGAATAAAATGGGCGACAGAGCAAACTTTGGATTTAAACAATCTAATGACAATACTATCTTTCTATATGGACATTGGGCGGGACATGGCATGTTGGAGCGCTTAGCCAATGCTGTAGAGGCTGCACGGCCACGGTGGACGGATGAGTCATATGCAACACGTATTTGTGTGTCACGAATTGTAGGCGAAGACTGGAAGGCTGAAACAGGCTGGGGTCTCAGTGTTAATAGAATTCTAGACAACGAGCACAAGATACCTGTAATTGATTGGGCCGAACAAACGTTTACATTAATGGAAGAGGACCTGCAGACAGTTGTATTTAGTTTATCTTTAGATAAATTCTGTACAAAATATAGTCAACTAGTTATGGTATAATTGGAGTGGGTCTAGGGACCTTCTTCATGAGTATGGGTGCGGCTAGCAGGGTTCTCCCAAGTCGCTAAGCAATGCAGGGCTTTTTACTTTCGTTGGTAGATCCTAGCGGCCTTTACTTTCTTCAAGCCTCAGCGCAAGCTGGGGTTTTTTGTTTGCCCGCAAAAGCAGAGGGTATCATATTTGCTTTACGACGTCAATATAAAATGCCCTGAAAATATGTGATCTTGACCACAAAGCTGGGGAATGTGGTGTGTATCACACGATATACCCTATACAAATGTCAGTGGTCCATTGTATAATTAGCATATATCAACGAAAGGATATATTATGCCAAATTGGGTATATAACGGATTGACTATAGAAGGCTCACCTGAGCAGGTTAAATCTTTAATGGCTCAAATGAATAAGCCATTTAAAATGGTGCATGACTCATGGAACATGGAAACTCACCAACAGGAGAAGAAATTAGTTACATATCCTAATCCTGTATTTGCATTTCATAATATCTATTCTTATTTAGACCATGGTGTTACTGAAGAAGAATATCTTTCTCAACCGCCCCACGATAAAACAATGAAAGACTGGTTTAAGTTTGAGGGCAATGACTGGTATAACTTTAATGTCCGTGAGTGGGGCACCAAATGGGATGTTGCTATCTCAGATAATGATAAGTACTCAGATACATCTATGGAAGAAACACCTAACGGTGAGAACCATGTAGTCCATTATAACTTTAATACTGCTTGGTCACGGCCTATGTCAGCCTTAATTAAACTATCAGAACAATACCCTAGTTTACTTATGACTTTATCATATGAGGAAGAGACAGGTTGGGGTGGAGAGTTAGAGTTACTGCGTGGCAAAGTTATCTCAGAATCAGAATACGATAACATGTGCCGTGATTGTGATGCAACTGACCAAATGGAATACTGCGAAGAAGCAGACTGCGGTGAGATTTGTGGCAACTGCCATTGGCTAGGTGAGGCAGACCTAGAGGCTGTGGCAACTTGTCAGACCCATAAGATATACTTAGACACTAAAGTACCCGAATATAGAAAGGTGGGAACCGAATGAGTTTTCTAGAGAATGAAAACCAAATGGTAATAGACGCAACATATTCTGAGATAGGAGAAATGCTTGTCGAAGATTGGGTTAATGCTAATTTAGATGAAGGACAACTATTTGCAGATTATAGATTTGCAGAAATGTCCGACAGCAATTACTTAAAAGGTAGATTTAATCTATTCTATGATTTAAATAAAGGTGACCAATACTATTTAGAATATGAGGAGGAATAATGTTAGGTTATACTAAATCCGATCTTGATGACATGACAAATGCTATTCATGACGCCAAGCTTTTTTATATTAATAATACAACTGCCACATATGTAGACAGAGAACTCTTAGTTAATGATTTGTTAATGGCAAAGGATTTCCTTGATGGTCTTTGGGCAGAAGGGTATTTTGACTAATGCATAATCATTATTGGGAATGTGATGACATTCCAGGATACTTTTACTGTGTTTGCGGAGTTACCGCAATACATAATAGAGAAACGGGAAAGAAGGATATTCATGACTAAGTCATCTGTATTCCTAGAGTATATTAAACTACATAGGATATCTTTAATCCAAGATAATGAGAATGAAATTCAGGATACTAATAACCCTGATTGGAATTTCTTACAAGGACAAATTGTGGCAACCGAACATTTATTGTCAGTGGCAACTGATATAATGAACTCTACTAACGAAAGGGTATAAAATGAATTCAGAAGATATTGGGCTCCCGCCCCATTTACAACGTTTGGTTAATGCAGGAGTATCAGGCCTTGACATCATGCACGGGGAACTTAAAAACCTAATGCTGATTGCCGAGCAGGAACTAGCAGACGCAATCGAACGGGAAGAAGAATCAGAAGAAGCAATGGACTCTATGGTCCGTACAGAATGTGAAGGGGCACTAGACACCTTGGTAGCCCTATATGAACTAACATACCAACTCTCATTTGCGATTGGAGCAAAGGAATGATAATAGAATCATTAGATGTTTTAAAGTCCAAAGAACAATTAGACCTGCAGGAAGCAACACGTAGGGATGATGTATATGAGCAATTAACTAAACTAATTGCAGACCTAGAGAACGTTAAGGTCTTCCCGTCCCTTGTATGGCTGTGGTGCTGGGACATTGTCAGCAATTGGTACAAGAACGAACAGTGGACGGATGTGCACGGCAATGGCTTTGTAGATGAGTGTTTCCCTGAAGGCCTAGAGTTAAAAACAATCTGGGATAAGTTCTGGGAGGATTCAGATAAGAATGGATTTAGTCTTGAGTACGGAGTCGAAGACCTTGATGAAGCACTGCGTGACTGGTTAAGAGAATGTGACTTCCTCGTCTCCCTTGATGAGGATATGGATAACGATGAGGAGACCGAAGATGAAGATGAGTGATAACTATCTAAACTCCGTCCTCGCAGAAGCCCAAAAGCTTCTGTGGGGCGGATCTGAAACAGAGAACATAGCAGCGCATAACCTTATATCTAATCTAATTAGAGATAGGGCCGAACAAGTTTCTAACTAAGGGCAAATTGTCCGCTTTACGACAGGTATTTACAATCCCGTGAAAATCTGTTATAATTAATAAAAGATCTAGAAAGGATCATCATGACAACAAAGCGAGAATATCTAAAAGCTCAAGGCATCACAGTAGGTGTACGTGGACGTTTCTCAGGCGCAGCTAAGGTTGCAATCCAGGAAGCTATCAACAAGGGCGTAACCTTCACAGATCCACAGCCAGTTACAAGCAAGGCTAAGTAATAGAGTTGGGGAGGGTCAGGTTTCCCTTGACCTTCCCCACATATTTTGGTACAATGAGTAGTTACCCAAGGCGGAGGGCGGACAGATGAAGACAAGAGAAATCAAAGTAGCAGAACAGTTAGTTAATCTAACAGAAGACCACTGGTTTAATCCTGCCATATTGGCAAGATATCTAACAGACCAACCATTTTATACAGTTGACCGCATTATGGAACTTGTTGCCCAAATCATTAGGTGGCAGGCTAACAGACATACAGATGAATTAGATACAGAAGATGGTATATATAACTCAGGAATGACATCCGAAGGATTGTTCTTAGCAAACGAACTGAATCAAACTCTTAATAAACTAATTAAGACATACAAATGGGAGAACATCAAACTTCCAGCGGACCCAGATAAAATTATCAGGCGGTTACCAAAGGTGGAAGAACAAAGCTATAGGCATTCCTGGTTACATGATAACACCAAAGAACCAATACTCATGAGCCATCCATTTATCTAACAAAATATATATATGTTTCTTTTCTTTCCATATATATAGGCCACAATCTCATATACTTAGTTGGTTAGTATATGGGCCCAAATTATCCACAGGGTTATCCACATCCTGTGGATTTTTTGTGTGTGGATATGGGGGCAAATTTTCTCCTTTACGATCAACATATTAAAATCCCTGAAAATGTCGACAAATCTCTATAGAATCATATAGATCTATATATAAACATATACTAAATCTAGCATTATATACCCAGAATATGTCAGAATTTCCTATAGAAATCTATTGACAAATGTGGGCAAATTATGCCATTTACGAGGCTATTGACAAAATCCCTGAAATATGCCAGCATGTCTCTATATCCAAATGGAAAATTTGACATTACGGCGCATCATATGATAACGTTCAATTAGACATATGTATCTTTGTCGATAATACTATAACTAATCTAATACAATCTATAGTATATATTCCCCACTATGCTCCACTTTACTCCACATATAAAGCCTTCTAAGGGGTATATGAGACATGTTTATGGGCGGGGGGATACAGGAGTCTGGGACTAATTTAATCTAAATTGTACGTTGGTAGCAAGGCTAGACATCTGGTACAAAGCTGATAAGTTTGTCCTGTATATGGACATTGCTCCAGAAAGGTCTTATGTATCTTATGCTTGGTTATATAGCATATAAGTCTATTGGTTAGATTGATCATATCTCTTTAGTTCCCGCCTCAATATAACTAATTTCTACTGGGAAATCATATTTAACCTTATTTGATAAAGCTGCAGATACACGCCTACCGCCAACACGCATAACATTTCTATATTTACCCTTTTTGGCTCTTCCGCTTGGTTTACCTGCAGAAGAACTAAAGATATTTGGATCTTGACGATTGTTTCTAGCAGGAGCTTTTTGTCTACTCAAAATCCACCTGTGTCTCAAATACTGAATTGTCGACATTTATATTTACATTCATATCATCATCCATTGCACCACAATTGGAGCATGTAACTTGACCATCAAGGTCTAGTTGATAGTCACATCCATATTTGGTACATAGAGCATCGCTCATTTTGACCTATCCTTCAGCTCTCTTGTGACAATTTCTTCTGCCTGTATCCTGCTATGGCAATAGCCATATGTGGCTATTTCGCCGTTGTTGTATATAGTCCATTTGAAGGGCATGGGGTCAAGTTTAAAGATTGGTTCAAGTTTCTTAGGGTTTCTATTATTATAGAATACCTTTTTAATTTTTGGCACATATTCCTCTATCTCATGAAATAACATTAGTATCCGCCTAAACATTCATTACGAGTGTGATAGAGTCTGATCTTAGTCAATATCTTTTTAGTAGGAGCATTTAATGGCTCTTTGCATGCCCCGCATGCCATATCCCATTCACCGCTAAAGAAGTCATATTTCATGCCTTTAAAGTTAGCATACTTGTGTGCCACAAATGTAGCAAATGGGTCAGGTATCTCTAAGCTTTGTATCATGCTTTAAGTATAACATTTATGACGGGTGCCGTCAATAGGTCTCTACCGCGGCACTTTTCGCTTCACTAATTGCGAGCTATATTTAACTTAATCTAATATTAGAGTTATAGTACTTTCCAGTGGGATTAGATTCAAAATCAGATAGTTGATCTTCATCCATTACATACTCAGCAGACCCACCCCTATTAAAGGATATGTCTACAGTATAGTTTTCATTCTTTTCATCCCATTGAGCTTCTACAGCCCCTATGCTTATCGGGAACTCTTTGCTCTCTGGCATATTAATTGTTTCTAGGTATTAGAGTTTGAGGACCTTCTGTACCGAATAAAGACTTCTTTACAGGAACACAGTTAGGAACTCTTCTGCCGTTCTTGTCCTTCATGCCCACCTGCTTATATCCAGCCCAGCAAGCCTTTTCCATGTTGTCCCAGTTGTCTTCTTCTTCATTATCTGATTCGTAAGACTTTGAAATCTCTTCATCTGAAAGCTCTTCTGCTTTGTACATGTTGTCATGGCCTTTGCACATTTCCATATCGCAACCGCCTGCTGCTTTACACTCCATGCAACCATTACACTTGCAATCTTTTGTGTCCGTCATCTCAGCCTTGTCCATCTCACCCTTTGAGCATAAAGGACATTTATCACAAGATACATCTAACTTCTTGCATGTATCGCATCCGCAGTCTTCGTATTTCTTTTCAATATCATCTTCAATCTCTATTGACTTTGTAAATGGATTAACAACATCATCTAACATATCCTTAATCTCTTCTACCATATCGTTTAATTCTAAATTCTTTTTCATTTTTTTCTCCCTTTGAGTTATCTTGCGTGACCAAGAAAATCCTGCGTCTCCGCCCCATGCCAACCACATAATTTTACCGTTTGACGGGTTCTCAGCGTTATCCCAATCTTTACCTTGCTTGTCTACTTCATGACGTGAGAAAAAAGAGTACATTCTTTTTACGGTAGATAGGCTTAGTGTTTCGCCTCTTGCTAGTTGTCCCGCTCTTGTCCATCCAACTGCAGTTCCTGCACCTTTTGCTTTGCCCTGCTCTTTAAGCCTAATTGCTCTACGGGCTGCAGACTGCATTCCTGATGTTGGTTTATATCCTGTTTTTTCGCTCATACGTCTATTATATCATTTTTTGTTTTCATGATCCTTTTGATTTGATAGCAACAATCAGGGCATTCCCCTATATGAAGCCATTTGCCTGACTCAAGGACTACTATCTCATTTAGCTTACCCACCACGTTCTTCTGGCATAAAATACAATAGGCGTTAACCGTTATGGTCATTCAAAGTCTATCTGTGCTTCAAACAATGTATCTATAGTTGAAGAGTTTCCTCCACGACTTTGTTTGAGAACATTGAATCCTGTTTCTCTCTCTAATACCATATAACTATAATCAGTTAGACCTAGTTCATCTTCTAGCTTTCTTAAAATCTGTTCCTCTGGTAGCTCTCCGCAAGTATATAGATCAAATTGTATCTCTGCTGGAAATGGCTCATCCCAGACGTGTAGAGCTATGTGTGATGTTTCTATCATAACTACACATGTTAATCCTCTATTCCCGTCCTTTGTTACGTATGAGGCATATGGTCCCTGTATTGTCTTCATGTTGATGGAATCAACTAATGACTGCATCCACTCTACCGCCGCCGTTTCACTTTTGATTGCACTATTTGTGTACCCATTTACGAGTAATTGATTATGTAATGGCATATGTTTAACCTTTCTTTTTTGGTTTTGGCTTTCTATCTTCGATCAGTTTAACTACATAATCTATTCCTTCTGCATAAGCAGACGCATCGTCCTTGGCCCAGAGAAGATTGCCTTCTGCATCAAATGATGAGCCCCTATAAACAAGATACTCCGCCTTATGTAGTAGTATTAATTCTACCAAATTCTCTCTCTCAAAGGCCACAGCTTTTGAGCATCCAGAGCACGGGCATACCCAACTACCCCTGGCTGGTGTTTGATTTGGATCTGCCATTTTCATCAGCCTCTCTTGCCCATTGATCTTCCCATAACCCCATTAATGATTCGTTACCGATATCATCAAAGTAATATCTACTGTTTGATCTATTAAATGTCCACCCGTACCATCTATCACCTTCTGACCATGTTAGATTGGTTGGGGTATCATCTTCTTCGTACTCTTTAATGGTGCGTAGTAGTTCATCATTATCTCTTACAACCGCCTGTATAGCCATTCTAAGGCGTTTAGGACGCATAAGGTATCTTTCTACAAACTCAATTAACATTTTTATCTGGATCCTTTTCCCATGTAAGTTTTCCATCTTTATATACGGGCCAATAACCCAATGAACGCCAATCCATTTTCATAATCTTAGGTTCTTTCATTGTTTAATTATATAATATTTATATGGGAGAGTCAATAGAAATACCCCGCATAGCTGCAGGGTATAACTAATCTAATTGATTACTTGGAGCTTATTTCTTTAACCCTATCTTTAGCAAACTTAAGCATTGATCCCCTTATTGGAGAATATCCAATATCTTCTGCCTTCTTGCCACATGTGTCTAACATAAAATTAAAGAATTTATTTACTGTGTCGTTTTTAGAATTCTTTTCTTTATATGCTATGCCGTAGGTAAAGGTAGATATGTTATAAGATAGCTTGTTGGGATTTTTATAGTTTATTTTAACTACCCCGTTTTTATCTGGAACAAAGTCTCCAAGAAATACCGACGCCGCCGATACGGTTGGCTGCATAAATTTTCCAGCCTCGTTTTCAACAGAGATTGTTTTAAGACCTCTTGCATAAGATATTTCATTATAACCAATAGATCCATTTGTATTTCCTTGCACCATTGCAATTCCGTGCGAGCCAGAAGCACTATTCATATAAAATTTATTTATATCCCCAGGGAATGCCGTTGCAAAATTTTTATTGCCTATTTTATTCCATATAGCTGGAGCTATAGCATTAAGGTATGAAGTAAAAACTTCTGAAGTTCCAGACCCGTCTATACGGTATACAACTCTAATTTTTGTTGCTGGAATCCTTGGCATTTTCCCCGATATAAGGTTTTCCTTTAATATTTGTGGGTCATTCCACATTGTTATCTGCCCAGCAAAAACTTTAGACAGCGTATCTTTACTCATCTTAATTGTAATCTTATATCCATCAAGTTTATATACAATTCCAATTGGGCCTGCTACTAACGGGACGTATGCAAATTCTTTTGAAGGTTTTTGTTCTGACCCAGAATATGGAACATCTGACATAGCAAAGTCTGTTATTCCGTTTGTAAACATATTCTTTCCTGCTCCCGATCCCGATGCACTATATACAACAGAATCTCCCGTAGATTTAACAAAATCTACTCTACACCTATCTATAAAATTAGCAGCAAACGAAGAGCCTGACCCTATAATGTCTGTAGCATTAGCGGGCGTAGAATAAAAAAAGCTAGCAATTAATGCTAGCGTAAAACTGATTGTAATATACTTTCTTCTCATATAATCTCCTTAGTTTGATCCGCCTATCTTAATTATATCTTAACAATATATTAATATTAATCTATTTTGGTTAACTATGGGATAACATTTGATTAAATTGAAGAGTCAAGGACTTCATCAACTGCATCATCTACAGTTCTTGAATGTTCTTTTGAACAGTTCCCGCATTCCTTGCACATGGTTATCCTTAAATAAATATAGCCCCAGTTACGGGGCCATATCTAATATGTAATTAGACCTTCTTTGGTCTTGTCTTCTTAGGCTTTGGGTCTAAGGAAGTTTCTCTACGTATTCCGTGACTATTAATATCTATCTTCATTCTTGGCTTAATGCCTTGCTTTGGATATTTTCTTGTTGCCTCACGACTTGTTACCGCCCCAGAAGCAGATCCTGCTGCTGGCGGTGGAGTCATTCCAGTTCCATCATCTTTTGTAAAATTACTCATTGATGAATTGTCTTGTCTGCTCTGGTGTTGAAGTCATGCTTAATGTAAGCCCTGCTTCACCATCTCTTGAAACATCAGTAACAATTACTGGAATAATTCCAGATTCGCTACCTACTGATTCACATCCGCATTCAATACACATAATTACTTACCGCCGTTGCCTAGACCAGAACCGTCTTGTGTTGACTTATCTGTTGCTGGGAAAGCTGATGCTGGTGCCTGTCCTGTTGGATTTAAATCCAAGCTGTTTGAGGCTCCTGCTTGTAATTCGTTAAATCCGTTTAAATCTTTTCCGTCTGACATTTTATTACTCCTATAGGTTATTTATTTAAGCGGGACTAGTATTCCGCTCATCCCTCTATTATAGCATTTAGTTGATTAGGATCTGTAATGTATATGCCAGCACTCATCACATATGTCTATGATTCTGCCTTCAGGCTTAGCGGCTATTCTAGTAGATTTATTAGCACATCCCGCCATTTCACACAATTCACCAAACACTATTTAGGCCCTTTGGCTATTTGGCCACGGTATCCTGTCTTCTTTTTATTCATTGACCCAGGCTTTTTAAATCCTGCCCCGCCTGGTGTTGATGCAATTCTTTGCTCTAATGCTTTTTTAATTTTATCGTGGTGTTTACCCATTGTTTTTTTCTATTATCCTTACTATATATCGTATAACTTCATACGGCTTCCAATCTGGAGGCAATTCTAAATATCTTATTTGATCCGCAATTTTTTTTCTATAACTTTCATCTAAGTATTCTACAAGCTTATCCATAAGCCTATTCTATCATTTATATAGAAAAGGGGCAAGACCCTAAAGCCCTGCCCCTTTAATTTAAAGAATTACTTAACTAAGGTAACCTTAGCCTTTGGATTCTTTGCATTCCACTTCTTTGCAAGTGCATTGAAGGCATCTTTAATTGACTTAAGTGCAACAGCATTATCTGCTGTTAGCTTAGCAATAGTTGCGTCCTTATCAAGGACAACCTTATCAGCAGCAACCTTTGCATCTGCAGCAGCCTTATCAGCAGCAACCTTTGCATCTGCAAGTGCCTTTGCTGAAGCAGCTTTCTCTGCTGCAAGAGCGGCATCTGAAGCAGCCTTAGCAGTAACAGCATCTGAAGCAGCCTTTACGACTGCAGCATCTGAAGCAGCTTTAGCAGCAAGTGCTGCATCTGTAGCAGCCTTAGCAGCAGTAAGTTCTGATACAAGATCACGAACTGTTATTTCTGCAAACGGTGCAAGTGCACGAGCAGGTAAACCAACTACATCTGCAGTTGTTGCATCTCCAGCAGTTGTTGGGCTGAATGTGATTAGTGAACGTGTTCCAGTTGCTGGAAGTGTTGCAACAAACTTTGCAACTCCAAAATCTGAAAGTGTAGCACCAGTTGTTACTGTTGCTGTGTCTACTGTTGCTGTAGCAGCAAATATTGTTGCAGTAATTGACTTAGCTGATACTTTGTTTCCAAATGTATCTGTTGCGGTTACTGTGATATCTTGCTTTGTACCAGCGGCACCAGAAGCAGGAGCAGATACTGTAAGAGTATTAATTTTTCCAGCAGTTCCCTGTACATAGTATGTAAGCTGTGTTCCGCCATTGGTAATTACAACTGTACCAATTGCTGTCGTTTTAGTATATACATAAAACGTTGCGGTTGTTCCTGTACCAGTTGCAACTGTCAAAGATGAAGATCCTGATGTTGCCCCTACTGGTGCAGCGGTTGTGTGCAAAGCAGAAACAATTGTTGCGTTTGTTGCTACTACCGAAACGCTTGTTCCAACATCTACTGTTGCAATAAACTTTAGTGCATCTGCAGCATCAACTGTGTTGTCTGCTGGTACTGGCAATGAAGCTGGTGTAGCAATTGCAGATGCTGTAGTGTTTGCTACAGTATCCAATGATACAGCGACTGTCATTACAGCAGCACTTGCAGGTGTTGCTACGATTGTGCCCAAAGTCATGGCTGCAACCATGGCTAGTGCGATTTTCTTAAATGAGTTCATTTATTTTATTCTCCTTGTTTCTTCTGTGTCTTACTCGATCACAGAAAGTTAATGTAATTCATGTATCTTTACATGAAACGAACATGGGTCTCCGCCATCTTCCCATTCTTGCGATTCTTCATCCGACATTGGTGGTCCATCATGTGTATCACAAAATACATCTGATATCCAGCCACGATCATAACCATTCTTGAGCCATATTTCAAACTCTAAGTGATCAGCATCCTCTGAATCAAATTCTAGAACCATTCTGACAACTCCTCAAGCATCTTGTGCTTTGGCTTTGCCCCGATAATTGTCTTAACAACAACACCATCTTCAAATAGTACCATAGTTGGTATAGAGGATACTGAGAATTCTAATGTCTTTAAAGGATTATCATCAATATTTAACTTACCGACGAGTATTCCATGCTCTTTTGATATTTCATCTAGGATTGGTGAGACCCTTTTGCAGGGGCCACACCATTCCGCCCAGAAATCCATAAGAACCAAACCATTAGACTTTATAACTTCATTAAAGCTTTCATCCGTTACTATCATCAGGTTTTAATTCCTCCGCTGCTGCATTGAACTTACTCATAAATGTTTGAATAACCCACATTGCAGTTTCTCCAGCATTTGTAGCCATTGCCTTTGAAGCGTCTTCTGTTCTATCTTCAATTGCAAGAGCGTTATACCATTTTTGATATAACTCTTCACCAATCTCTTTAATTATTTCTTCAAGAACGGTAAGTCTATCAGCCATTTAACAAAGCCCATGTATCAAGAACCTTACCAAATGCTCCCCTACCTCTAACTACTGTTGATTTAGATGATAGTAAATCATAGGCTGCTTGATATGACAGAGAAGGGGTTTTTGTTTTTACTCCAACCCATGTTGCTGCTGCTACCTGTGCGGCAACAGATGTACCAGCTGCATTAATTTCAGAATTTCCTGGAACCTTAACTCTTAAAGATCCTAAAGCAAAAAAGTCTGTTAGGTTCGGATCGAAATTCGCATATGTTGCTATTGAGTCTCCAGGCATGGTTGCTGAAATTGCAATTGAATCTGGTATGCATGCAGGCCAATCAATTCGCTTATAATCTTTTACATTTCCAACAGGGAAAAATGAAGGTACGCCAGCATTTTTTAGTAAAACTACAAGAGATGTAGTGTTTGGTGTATTTAAACAATAATTTGGTCCACTTAACAATGTATGTGTACCCTGTGACATAGATAAAGCTTGAATATTAAACTTTGTTCTATTGTCATATACCCATTGCAATGCAGCATTGATGGTTTTGTCATCTACTAGCTGTCTTGTTCCATTAGCAGTGTTTCCAACTATTCTAATAAACACTACATTCATGTTGGGATTAGTTTGAAGAGCAGATGACACCATCTGTGTACCGTGATTAAAGCCATTAATTTTCATAAAGTTTAATGGCATTCCAGCAGATCCTGGGCCCTCCATGAATGTTTTTCCATTTGGGCATGTAGACCATTGAATAATACATACTTCGTAAACAATCTTTCCCGCAAATTCTGGAATAGATGTGTCCACTGCTGTATCAATGATTGCTAAAGTTGCTTGTGAATCAACTGTCTGATTCTTTATTGCTGCGTGAGCAGTTGTAGGTAAAACAAGTGTTAATGCTATTAAAGCCGAGATTATTTTTTTATTCATAGTAACCATTCTACTAAATATTGACGGATTGTCAATAGGTTATTAATTGTCTAGTGTATCTAATTTAGCCTTATACCACTTACCAGCGTCTAGCTGGGTTGGTGATTGTAGGCCCTGAGATTCTAATAGATTAGTTATACTTTGAGAATAAAGTTCTACCATCATTTCAAGTCTAACTACCTGCATTTCTAGCAGTCTAAGTCTTTCTGATTTTCTCATTCCATTGCCCTTCTGTCTACGGGGGTTGGCGCTGTTGCAACGCTACCACAACTAACACATTCCATGTCTAAAAAATATGTAGCAATTTCAAAATCTTCAAAAATAGCCTTAATGTTCCAAATGTTTGATCCACACGGACATAAATGAGTTGGGGTACCTCTTAAATCAATAGAGCTATTGTAATTGTCAGGACGTAATTGAAGAGCGCCTGCTGGTGCATTTTGTTCTTCTCTAGCCTCTTGAATGTCTTCTTTTGTAAAAACAAGTACTTCGTATTTAATAAAAAAATTTTTGACAGAGCCATATATCTTGAATGCCGCAAAGAGGGCTACAATAATAACAATAGACTTCATACTACAATTATACCCTAAACTTGGATGTATGTATAGGGGGCAGCCACGCTCATGTTAAACTCAGTTGCTGCTTCTAATGCCGCTTTTAAGCGTAGCTTTGGGTTTTGCTGTTTCTTTGTTGCATGCAATGCGCCTAGTGCTATCATTCCGCCACTGCCTTCCGCCATATAGTTAACTATGTTTTCTCCAACATGGAAGTCTTCATCTACGGTAAAAAGTCTTCCGCATATTCCAACAATAAAAATTCCGCCCGTATCTTCCTCTGACGGTGATCCTATACTTCCATAGCCATGATCTTTAAATGTAGTCTTAACAGAATCAACAAATTTAGTTCTCATAAACTTGTCTAAGCCTGAGTTAGTTTTAGTTGGTGTGTATTTTGGAGGGGTCCACATGTATTGAAGGATTTGTCCCATACGAAATGAGTCTGTAAATGCAATTCCATATTGACCATTTTTGAATACCTTGGGTTCTTTTCTGGACAGAATCCATCCCGTTTTATCATCTGAGGCGGCATGGTCGGAGCCCATATAGACTATTCCGTTTTGGGCAATTGCTACTATACAGGTCATAATCCCAGTATACTAAATATAAATTCGAAAGTCTACTCGTGCATTGCAATATGAGTTAATTTAATTAAAGTGTCTTCAAGCTCAGCCTTAACTTCAATAAGCTCTTGCAGGGCCTCGTAGTATTTATCTCGCCATTCAGCCAAATCTTTTTCTAATTTATACAGCTTAATTTCAAGATCTTTTAAATCCATTTTAAGCAAGTCTTGCTCACGCTCAGATTGTCTAATTTTTTCTCTTTTAGACTCTTTTATTCCGTTAACCAGCGCTGTGCCAATGCCGCTCAAGATTGAGGCTGCAATAACAATAATAACAGAATTGGCGTCTATACTCATAATAGTTTAATTATACCTTAATATGAGTGTTAATACTTAATTATACAAGCAATTCTGAGGCTGCTATATCATTTCCGCAGTATCTCTTTTTAATAATAAATTCCTTAACCGAGTCTGATCCTAGTTGCCTGCCCGCTAAAATTACTACCCATCTAGGCTCAAATTTAGATGTTATGCATGTTTCACACATTAACAAGTTAATTGGAATTAAAATTGATTTTCTTACATTTAGCTTGTTCTTGGTCTTGTTACAACAGTAACATAATATTTTTTCCATTAATTAGATCCCTCTACGTGTTCAAAAACAATCTCATCCATTATTGTGAACTCATCATTTTCTAGCACTTCTTCTATTTCAATACCATCTTTTTGGTATTTAACTTTTGACGCATATATGCCCAAGCTCTCGATTGACCCATATAGTCTTTCAGCATGAATAAAAACGATCTTAATTACTTCGTAATATTCTCGCACTTGGTACCCCCTCTAGCTCGCATCTTACTCCGTAAGACTCGATTAACTTTTTAACTTTTCCAACGTAATCAATTACCATTTCTTTTTTAATACCTTCGTATTTCAAAAAATTGTCTTCATATAGTCTTATTGCTAAAAACTCTGGATACCTTGCTATGTCCATCTGTAAACTTGTATCAGGCTTTTTAATTTCCCTGATTCTTTTTGCCATTTCTGGTGTATAAAAAACAGGCTTATTTGGTTCACCTGTCCACTCATTAACACCATACTTAAAATGGTCTTTATCTTTATTTATGAATTCCATTTTTAGCCCTAATCTTTTTCCAAACTTCTGGTGTTTTGTGTAGATTTCTTGTCTTATCAATGGATCCAGAATTTAAATAGATTCCTCCCCATACTCCTTGCTCATCATTTTCCACGCCCGCCTGATAACACATCTTTGATACTGGACAACTAAAACAAGCCTCATCAATACTTTTTGCTATGTTAACATCTGCTTCATACTTGTCGTAAAATAAATTTGTATCCATTCCCCTGCAAATGCCAAGGTGAAACCAATCTAAGTCGTCTTTGTCTACGCCTAACTCATTTAAAATGTTTGACATATTTTATCGGCAGCTTCCAAATTCCTTGTTCGTTAGCAGCAATTCTTTCTGTAACGCCCCACTGATTTTTTCGGAACATCCCTTTTATATTAGTAAAGCCGCCTGGGGTTTCTTTCCAAATTAATAAATCATAATTATCCCAATATGATTCTTGACTTTTGTTTTTAGATCTCTGTATAAAGACTTCTACACCTTTAAGTGTAAGGTTAAGCATTTTTTCCCTATCTAGTAAGTCCGCCTAGATTGCTTTGCTGGCCCACTAGGATTCGAACCTAGGACCTAGAAGTTAACAGCTTCCCGCTCTGCCTGCTGAGCTATGGGCCAAAGCAGAAACCGTAGCTTCTATGTATTATTATACAGTAAAAACTACGGCTCTGTCAACGATTTTATTTATTTTTTTTCTGTTATTTTGACTATACTGACCTTTTTAATTTCATCGTCTATATTGAATATATCCCCTACGTAGTCTCTGGCATCAGTTTCATTAAAGGCAGTAACCTCTAACTCTACATCCATTTTAACTTTGTAAGTGTTCATACTCTATTATATCACTTTTAAGGTTATTTAGGTGCTTTTTTATCTACTGCTGTAAATGCTGCATTGATTTCCGTTACCGTTAATTTACCATCATCTAAGAATCCACGAGCAAGTTTTTCAACTACCGTAGCAACTCCTAAAGTTCCAGCCAATATAACTGCTTTGTAGGTTTCAATTCCTACAATTGCTCCTGCTCCAATTACAGATAATCCAGAGGCTGCAAATACAGCAATAATTCTAGCTAGAATATTATTGATGTTTGCAATTGCTCCTGAACCCACCTGCTCTGTCTCTTCTACATATGCTTTTGCCATTATTTATCCTTTCTCAATGGGATTGTAATTAGCCAGACTATTGTTACTGCAAGTACTGCAATTCCAACAATGTCTCTTGCTGATCCCGTCAAAGTTAGCCATGCGATAAAGAAGCCAAGGAGGGTGAATGCCTGTGCAATTAATTCCATTCCTGCGTCTTTAAACCATTTAATTAATCCCTTTAGTGCCTTTAATACAAGACTAATTGCTTTATTGATTATTTTCATTTGTTCCTCCTTATCATTGCCCCTGCAATTTGTGACACAATGATCACTGGGACAACTACTTCTTGCGCTTTTTCTCTCTGATCATCTGTCATATCCATACCTAACTCAGAGAAATTAGATAGCAGTTCTAATGGGTCCACCGCAAATACTGCTCCAAGTGGGTCTGCTAAAAATGCTTCTGTTTGTACTTCTGTTACTGCATCTGCTAATGTAAATGGCATTGGTGTTTCTCCTGCCTCCGCCTCTCTATCTGAGAACTCAACAAATGCTTCAGCAAGTGCTGGGTTAGACTTCATCTGCTCAGCAATCTGTGCAACCTCTGAAGGCTTAATACCAAGATCACTTGCTACTTCTTGCTTTGCTTCTTGTGTCAACGCTCTAAGGGTTTGACTAACTGCTGTAATCTGTTCAGCAGAAAGAGTAACTAATTTGTTATCCTTGCTTGTGAGGTTAGCAATAACATTAGATAGATCTTCTTCTGTTCCCGTTCCTTTTTCAGGAACAAGTGCTGCTAATACTTCATCAGTAATTTCTACATCTGGTTCATTCCAAGGGTTCTCTTCTGGCTTTGGATCTGGTCCAGGTTCTGGAGATGGTTCAGGAGCAGGCTCTTCAGTTGGTTCTGGGGTAGGTTCAGGAGTTGGTGGTTCCTCTGGGGTAGGTTCAGGTGTAGGCTGGTCTGTAGGGTCCACCGTAGGCTCTGGAGAAGGCTCTGGAGAAGGCTCTGGGGTAGGGGGCTCTTCTGCTGTAGGTTCAGGGCTTGGTTCTGGTGTAGGAGGCTCTTCTGGTGTTGGCTCTGGACTTGGCTCAGGAGTAGGTGGCTCTTCAGCAGTTGGTTCAGGACTTGGCTCTGGGGTAGGCTGATTGGCTGCAGCATTCGCTGCTGCTTGAGCAATGGCAGATTGAATTTCTCTTTGTGATTGTTCGTCATAGTAACGCCATGCGTTATCAATTGCGCTGTTAACATTACTGATTGCTTGATTGTATGCGCTGATAGCATTATTTTTATTTTGCAATGCCGTTGCAACATTTAAAACTGCGTTGTTATATTCATTTGTTTTATTAGTTAGTGTTTGATTGTAACCATTAAGTGTTGATACTGCTTGGTTATAAACATTTAGTTTGTCATTGTATACAGCCTGCGCTGAGGCAACTGCATCACTTGACTCTTGGCTTGGACCACTACCTATAATAGTTTTTATAATTACATTATCAATAATGTACCAGTCACTGTTGTCTGCCCAAAAATATATCTCATGGATTTGTTTACCAGGAAGAGCATCTAAAACCTCTTGATGAACATATCCTGGATAGTTTGAATTAACATTGTTTTGAATTGTAAAATTATATGTTGTTCCATCTGTATGCCTGACCATAGCAGTGGCATCTCCATTTTTTGCATAAACGGAAAATTTAACCTGAGTAACTGCTCCCTCACTCCAATTGGCAACACGAAAAGCAAGTGTTTGACTTGGGGCTTGAAGATGCAACGCTGGTGGGTTTGTATAATCATTACTTGGAACCTGGTCGCTTCCATAAAAATATCCACCATTATTTGTTGAAGTTATTGCAACCTCAGTGCCCACAGAGTTTCCATTTGAGTCTATTGATCCAACTATAAATATACTAAGAGCACCTGCTGGCCAATTTTGTCTACCATTATTTATACTATTATTATTAAAATCTTCTGTTGTGATATCAGTTATTGAGCCAGACTGGGTTGAAAGGTTTATGTTGGCCACATCAAGAGCATCCTGTGCATTATTTTTATTAGTTAGGGCAGTTGCAACTACTGCTGTTTGTCCATCTACGGCTGTTTGGGCTGATGCTTTTTGTTCCCCTGCCGTGGCTTTTAAGACAAGAGAGTTGTCGTATGAGGTAGAAGATTGGGTCTGGGTTTCTTTTGCAGATACGGCAAGGGTATACTTATCTTCTGCTTCTTCAATTAGTGATATAAATTCATCCTTGTAGCCAAGGTCGTCAATGCTATTATTTAGCTCTTGAATTTCTTGAGCTGCCAAGCTTAGGGGGTCATCGGAATAGGCGGGAGACATAAAAAGCCATCCAAATGCAAGCATTATGGACGCTGTTATTCTAAATAATTTATTCCTTTTCAACTATGACCCCTAAGTAAACAACATGTTTACATAGTAAGTATAGCAGAATGTTGGTTTAAACTATAGTTTGTCTTTAATAAAGTTGTAAAAATCTTCTGCTATATGAAGATGCTTATGTGTACCCCAATGGGGTGTGTGTCCATCTTTTCTATCTGCCCCACGATAAAATAATTTGTTATCTCTATCATGATCTGGATGGCAGTCTAATGCATTAAATTCTCCATAATTGTCAGTGTCACCAGTGTCTGTATTCCATGTAAAAGCTTCTATGTGGCAATAGCCTTCTAAGTGTTCTGGGTAAAACTTATTAATTTCATTGTACAGATATCCTTGGTACTTAGGATCCCAGTTGCTCCAAAAAAACTTTATGCCATTTGAATGACAATACTGCCTTAGCATATCAATAAAAATATTGTCATAAAAAAATATAAACTCTTCTGTAAATATTTCTTGAGGATCGTGTGGAGCTTTTGAATATTTAGCAAAGGTGCCAGATATTTCTGAGTATTCAACCAATGGCATATAGTCATACTCTTCAAATTTATGTCTTTTAAATTTATTTAAAGCCTCCATCCTTCCTTCTGTATATGGAGTCATCATTCTAAAATCTGGAAATAGTGCTACTATAATTTTTGGATTGCCAAATTTTTGAAAGTAATAAAAAGCTTTTGTAATTTGGCCTATTATAGAGTCTCCACGTGCAGACAAACTAGACGATGTTAAATTCATTTTTTTAGATAAAATATCAGTCCAGGTATCTTCTTGTGGTATTCCTTGTCCATAAGTTTGAGAACATCCAAGGAATAACATATCTGAATTCCCATCAAACTCTTTGCTTCTGTATCCTAGACTATTAAGACTATAATCTATCTCAACTATATCTGAATCTATATGAAAGTGGGGAGCCCCTTTTGGAAACTCTAGTAGTTCATTTACAAAAAGTCTTTTAATATTTTTTATAATTGGTGGGCTATTATTTATCATTTTGGGTTATCTGTCTTATAAAAGCCATTACCTTTAAATTGAATTCCAAAGGGGGTAAAGTGCCTCATCATATCTGATTCACATTCTACACATGTATACCCTGGATCAACATCTGTAATAGATCTATTGATTGACATTAGTGGGTGTGATTCATCATATGAGCATTTATATTCATAAATAGGCATTATATAAATATACTATACTTATGCCACATTGTCAATCACAATGCTATAATATATTATATGAAAGATTTTTATTATTTGCATCTAGGCAAAACTTCTGGTAGATTTTTTAGAACATACGTATTGTCTGAGCTTATAAAATTATCAAACGATACTAACACAAGATACTTGTGGCCAGAAACAGATTTAGAAGACTGGACACATCATGGTTGGCACAACTTAATATCTGATGAAACCTATTTAATTTGTTCTTTACGGGATCCCGTAGAGGTTGCAGTGAGCTACATTATGCACCATGGTGGAATAAAAGATAAAAATGATCTTTTTAATCAAATGGCTATGCATGACAATATACAGTCTAAAGGATTTATTACATGGGAAAACAATATAGTTCAATTTAAAAGTAAGGTAGATTTTGATAAAGATCTAATTCTTTCTCGGCTAAAAAGAGTTGATCTTGTTATTGATTCTAAAGACATAAATATAAAAAATTATAATACAATAAAGAAAAAGATTGCTTCTGATATTTCTATGCCTTTTGTATCTTATTTAGAAAAAGAAGACACTTTAGACTTTAAAACTCCTGGGGTTAAAGAGTTATGCGAATCTTTGACTGAGGAAGAAATTGAAATAATAAAATCAATTAACTATATGGATGTAGAACTGTACAAAGCCGCTAAAGGTTTATTCTTCCCCATTTAATTTTGTTCCATCCACGCTCATGGAAGTAATAAAGGATTGTCTTTGTAAATACCTCAAAGCTTGCAATGGCTCCAGCCGTAATTGGCTCTTTGGTTATTGCCCAAGATATAACAAATGTATCTGCTGTTCCAATTATGCGCCATGTAATAGCCTTTAGTGCTGATCTTTGTTTAGATACATTCATGATGGCCACTCCATATTGTTAGGTCTAGTAATCAAATTCCAAACTTTAGATACCCATTTCTTTACGTTTTTGAGTAGCCGAAATAGCATGAATGTCTGCCCCCAAATCTACTTGCTCAATCTTGTATCCTACATCACGACCATATACAATGTTGGTAATGTTAGGTAGTCTTAATACTAATGCTCCATCCATAAACTCATCCTTGGCAATATATTCTTTTACCTGATCAAACTTAAGCGGATCTTTTTCACTTGTATTATATGTATTGCGTACACCAAGAAGGACTTGATCTGTTCTTTTGCCCGCCTCTTTATAGAGAGCATGATGTCCTTCGTGCCAAGGCTGATACCTACCCAGCATTAATGTTGTCGGTGCAGACCAATCATGTATATTAAAATACTTAATGATTACTGTTGCCTTTTGTTCGGCATCTAGTCGGTGGTCTTCAAATGTTGCATCAAAAATTTCAGGGCGCTCAAACATTTTATTAGTATCTTCAAATCTACCTTCTTCAATAGTATCCATGAAAATAAGAATGTCTGGCTTGCCAAATGCTACACGAGTTAGTTCTGTTGGGCAAACAAAATCAACAATGACTGGAGCAACGCCCTGCTTAGAGATTAGTCTTGCCATCTCTCCCATGCGTCTTGCTTGCTCTAATCTGTCTTCTGGTGTGAATCCTAGGTCAGAGCTTACTGTTGCACGTACTTCATCTGCGTTAAGATGGATAGCATTTATGCGTTCTTTTAAAGCCTTTGCAAGTTCTGTTTTGCCAGAGCCTGGTAGGCCTATAATTTGAATAATCATTTTTTATACTTTCCATTGTAAGATGCTCTAGCTTTTGCAAGCGCATTAAAATCTTTAACCTTAGTATCTCCAAGGTATCCCCAAGCATGTCCAGCAGTAATCATTTCTTCGTTAATAGATTTATCAGATCCATCTAAGAATACCCATCCTAAAATTCTTCCATACTTTTCTGATGAATCCATCTTTTCTGTTTTGATCACAACAGATTTAGCAGAGTCTATTGCATTTTTTAAAAAAGATTTAGCCTCTAGACCAAGGGCCTTCTCTATCTTATCTGTAGTTCTAGATTCTGGAGTATCTATTCCAGCTAATCTAACTCTAGATGTAAAAGATATATCAAATCCGAGGTCGATGTCAACATCAATAGTGTCTCCATCTACAACCTTTGATACTTTTTTTACATAGTATTCAAACATTACTTTACTGCCGCTGATTTTCCTCCGCCGCTTTTTGAGGCAGCAGCTTTTTTTGCAGCAGGCTTAGCTGCTTTACCAAATGCTGGTCTTCCAAATCCTACAATTCCTACAATCTGGCTTCTGCGAAGCTTTGATCCATTCTTCTTTTTATAAGCACGATTCTTAAGGCAGCATTCTCCACCATTTCTTTGATCGCCTTTCTTATCTGCGGAAGTATTTCCTTCTACAACATCTACTGTACCATCTGTGTTAACAGCAACAACAATTCCTACATGAGAAATTCTATCGACGCCATCTGATGGGAAATCAAAATAGGCTATATCTCCGACTTCTGGTGTTGCTACTTCTGCCATTTGCCATGTGCCCGCTTTAATAAATGCCTGTGCTCCTGCTGGAGTATAAACTGTATTAGGTATCTTTACGCCAGCCTGATCAGCCACCCACATACAGAAACTTCCGCACCATGGTTGAAAGTTTGATTTTGTAAACTTACCATACTTTGTTTCATTATCCTTTGGACCCTCAATAGTTCCAACTTCTGCCAATGCTACTTCTACTAGTCTTGCTGCTGTTCCTTGTGCTGCTGCCATTTTTTTCTCCTTGGGTTAGTTATTTTTAAACATTCGATATAAAGATTATACCATTTTAATTTTATTATAAAAGTCTTCAGCGGCATGTATATGCCAATGAAATCCGTTGTGTGCGCCTCTACCATTATTTTTAAGCCTATCTGCCGCAATGTTAAAAAGAAGCTCCTCGCTTTGATCTAGGTGACAGGTAACCGACTTCTGATCTTTAGGGGCAACAATTTCACCATCAGAGTACCAAGTATTTGCTTCAATCCAACAATAATTTTTATGATACCCAGGATACTTATTTTCAATTTGTTCATACAAAGACTCTTGATACGCTTGATTCCAGCAGCTCCAGTAAAAATTAATACCATTTGACTCGCAATATTGCTCTAGCATATCTAACATCATTCTGTCATAAAAAAAAGCAATTTGATTAGATATTACTTCTTGAGGAGTGTATGGCTTTTTTGCGTAATCTGCCAAACTAAATTGATATAAATCTGCAGTTAAAATATATTTTTCAGAAACCCCAGGAGAATTAAAAATCTTTGCTTGTGCTCCATTTTTTTTAGGATTTTCCATTTCGCCTTCAGTTGGAGGGTAAGAAAATCTATGCATGGGGAATAGAGCTACAATAGTTTTAGGGTGTCCATATTTCTTAAAATAGAAAAAACATTTAGCTATTTGTATTGCTACTGAATCTCCACCCGTAGCCAAAGAAGAAAAGCTAAGATCTAATTTTTTCGATAACATGTGTGCATATGTTTTTTCTACTGGGAGCCCGTCCCCCCTTGTAAAAGAATCACCTAAAAATAAAATGTCAGCTTTATTCTCAAATGGCTGGCTGCGATATCCTAAATCGTTTTTAGCATATTCAATTGGAATAATATCTTCACTAAAACTACCGTAGCCTGCAAGCTTTATGTCTTGGATTAAAAGATTCTCCCAGCCATCCAAGTCTCTTTTGTATACGCTACTACTGCTTGCTTGACTCATTTTAATAATCCGTTTCTTTTATACTAGTATAGCATTTTTCAATAAACATTTTGTGCCCCTGAAAGGAATCGAACCTCCGACACGCAGGGTAGAAACCTGCTGCTCTATCCACTGAGCTACAAAGGCATCGTGTTCCAAGTAGGACTCGAACCTACGACTACCGAATTATGAGTTCGGGGCTCTAACCAACTGAGCTATTGGGACTCATTACTATATTATACTTGTAATGAGCCTGCCAGTCAATAGCATCTTGTTCATCGTTTAGAAGGGGTTGCCCTTTTATATTTAAACTAGTATTTAAAAATATAGGCACTCCAGTTTGTAAATAAAATTTATTTAAAGCCATGTATAAACCTCTATGCTGTTTTATTGTTACTGTTTGAACTCTAGATGTTCCATCTTCATGCACAACAGATGGTATCTTGTGTGGTTGCAAACACTTTACTGTGTATTGCATATATGGACTTTCAAAATCCATATCAAACCATTTAGATGCATGCTCTGCCATCACTACTGGGGCAAACGGTCTAAATAATTCTCTTTGTTTAATCAAGTTAACTTTATCTTTAATTAATGGATCTCTTGGATCAGCCAAGATACTTCGATTACCCAGTGCTCTTGGGCCATACTCAGCCCTACCTGTTGCTACAGCAACAATGCCGTCTTTTAGTATGCCGTCTACAATTTCTTGAACTGGATACTTGCCCCCCATATCATATCCTAGGTAAGGGCCTTTCCATTCTAAATGCTTACCATATAGTGCTGCTGCTGCACCCAATGAGCTTCCAGCATCTCCTGGGTTTGGCATAATCCAAATCATATCAAAAATATTCCAGAGCAAGGTATTGGCCGAAGAGTTAAGAGCACATCCTCCCATAAATACTAAATTATTTTTACCAGTTAGATCCTTTGCCATACGCATAAATTGATTTAGTCTTTGCTCATATACCATTTGAACTGCTGCTGCAATATCAAACCTGTCTTGCTCTGTAATTATAGTTTGCCAATCATATATTCCTTTATGAAAATTATATTTTTGTTGATCGTATTGTGGGAAATAGCTATCTACCTCTTTGTAGTATCTTGTCCAGTCTCCATAAGCTGCCATTCCCATCATGATATATTCTTCTTGATTTGGCATTAGACCTATCAATTTAGTAAAGGCAGAATAAAATAAGCCAAAGCTTACTGGATAGTTTTGCTTATACTTAAGCTTAATCTTTTCTCCTTCTCCGACCCAAATAGTTGAAGTATTGTATTCCCCTATTGCATCAAGCACAACAATTACAGCATCATTAAAATAACTAGTGTAATACCCTGCACATGCATGAGAGTAATGGTGGCTAAAAGATTTTCTAGGTACTCCTGGTATATTAAACTTTGGCTTCCAGTCTCCTGCACCACCCCTTATAAATAGCCTAGAGGCTTTTAGAAGAGGCTTCTCATAGTAAGCTATATGATCAGGTGTCCCGTAAGACAAAGCGTCCTGAATTAAAGAATCATTTACGTACCAGTCATTTTTTTGCTTGCTATATCTTTCTGCATGACCAGCAAACAGTACCTCACCATCTTTAATTAAAGATACTGATGCGTCATGAGATGTCTCATTAATGCCTAATATAATACTCATAGGGTTTCCATTCTACTAATAAATTCTTCTGCCCAATGTATATGTTGATGGGCGCCAACATGACCATGTTTTGTGTTTAATCTATCTGGGTGTGTGTCAAAAGCTAGATCAAAATTTTTACCGTATATTTTTTTCTCGTCTTCATGACATGCTTCTAAATTTTTGCATGGATCTATTGATTGAACGCAGATATTTCTTTCATTATTGTTTTTATGTATTAAAGATTTTCTATTATCCTTAGCCATTTTATGCCACAAATCATTTTTTAAATACACAAAATTTTTAAATTCTAATTTGTTTTTTAAAATGTAGGACTCTTCTTCTTCTGACCATGTCCCCCATAATAAATTAATTCCTGCTTCTAAACAATACATCTCTAAAAATTTAATATGTTGTATCGATAGTGACATTGCAAGCTCTTTAGGGATAATTTTGCTTGCAAGGTGGGGCTGCTTTGATATTTTTGCATATTCATCATTTAGATTTAATAGCAAATGATAGCTTCGGCTTTGCTTTAAATGTTTTACCGTATTATTATCTGAGTCAGACCTCATGTGGGCAGAATTAGAATACATTTGCATTCTTAAAAAATCTGGGAACATACATATTAAATTTTTAGGATTGCCAAATTCTTTAAAATAATTAAACAAATTGTTTACAATTAAATGAACTGATGACCCAGAAATTCCTATATTAAAGGCATTCATTTTTAATTTTGATGCAATAATATTACCCCAAATTGCTGGCTCTACAATTCCTTCGCCATACGTTATTGAGCAGCCAGCAAAAAGTAATTCAGCATCCTTTTCAAATTCTTTTGACCTATAAGCTTTGCTATTATTTATGTATGGATTTGTATCACCATCTGGAAACCAAGCAATATTTTTTGTATGATGAATTAAATCTGTGCCTGACTGTATTTTAAAATCAGCTTCTTTCCAGTTATAATCATTTTGAAAAAAATTCATTAGTAAATAAACCTAGGTCTATCATCATCTTTTTTTCTACGGAACTTCATTTTTATTTTGTATATATAGTATTTAATTGCTAGCATTTTTAAAGGCTCTTTCAAATTTTTCTGCAATGTGCACGTGTTTGTGCACTGCAATGTGTCCAAATAAACGATTTGCGGGATCCGAGTCCATAGGAAGATCAAAGTTTTTGCCATATTTTTCTTTATAGTTTTCATGACATTTTGTATGTGTATTACATGGACGATCATATTGATTTATACATAATATCCTGTCGTCATGGAATTTTTCTGAATAGCCGTCTTGTATTCTTTTTTCCCATTTGTCTTGCTCTAAATATACATAATTTTTAAAGTCTAGTGAATCTATATTTTTGTTTAGATATTCATCTTGAAATTTGTCCCACGTGCCCCAAAATAACTTAATGTTATTTAATTCACAATAAAGCTCTAGCATATTAATGTAGTCTAAGTTTACTGCAAAAATAAATTCTAAAGGAATAATTTCTTCAGCTGAGTGAGGAGCCTTAGAATACTTTGCGGTTTTGTCTGGATTAAGATTTGGTGTTACGCTATAAGTTATCCTACCATACCTACCCGAAGGAACAGTTTTTCCAGACATAAATGACACATCAGACTTCATTTCAATCCTTATAAATTCTGGGAACAAACAAAATATAGCTTTAGGATTACCATACTTTTTGCAAAATGCTATTGTGTTCTGTACAATAAACTGTGTGCTTTTGCCTCCAGACCCAAGGTTGTAAGACTTAGTGTCTAACAATTCAGATAAAATATTACCCCAAATTCCATCATAGACAACTCCTTCTCCCCACGTTTGTGAGCATCCTGCAAAAAGAATATCTCTATCTTCTGAAAATTCATCACTTCTGTATCCCATAGAATTAACTTCATATGGGGAATCTATTCCGTCTGGTAGCCAAGATAACCTTTCATTTGGTCCATTTAAATCTTTAAAAGAGTTTCCAAAATTAAACTGAAATTTAGCGTTAGTCCAATTAAATGGATCGTTTACAAAAATTTTAAATTTTCTAAATTGATCTTCTATATTAATTTTTATTCACCTACCTTATTTTTTTCTTCAACAATAGATTGAACGTACTCAGAAAAATGCTTTCTTATGTTACCAGGTGGGCGAGAACCATAAGAGCCCCATATTCTTTTATATTCAATAACATTATAATATGTTGTTGGACATAAAACTATTTCATTGTATAACTTTAGTATTGTTGGAAGTGGCACGTGTTTTGTGCAGCACTTACACTCTTTTGCTCTTTCTTGATATTCGCTCATATTATCTCCATATTTTCTATTGATCTAGCTAAACTTTCTGGCATTCTTGGTGCCCTAATCATATTTTGCACATACTCAACTTCAGCATCTGCATTATTTGCAAAATCGTTGTCGTAGCTCATTGACTCATAGTCATGAATTCTTATCTCTTCATCTCTTTTAATTCTTGTCCTGCTAATAGAATTATACACAGCACCGCATACGGCATCAGCTAAGTCCTTAGATCCTTTTCTTGGGTGATCCACCTTGTCCCTCATTATTCTAAGCTGAAGTAATTCATCTATAAGCAAGGGTATGTGGGGGCCAGATAGTCTTTCTTCTAAAACAACCATAGCCATATCGTCATAGTGCTTTTTTGCCACCGACAAAATTTCTGTATTAATTCCGTATGTTTTAAGTTGCTGCATCATGTCATGGGAATTCCATCTATCAAAAGTACAAACTTTTATATTAAACCCTCTAGTCCTTAAAGATAATATATAGTCTTTAACCTCTGTAAAATCTACCGACTTATCTGGTGTTGGGGTCCAAAATCTAACAGCATCAATTTCTACTATTGGTGCTGGCTGAGAATATGTATCTGTTACTTTTACATCCACCCATTTATTTACGTGCCCCATAGCAACTGCACAATGGTCATGCTTTTGAGCTAAGTCGACGTGTATAAAATATTCTTTATCTGCTTCTGGCTTAAACCAGTCTTCTAATCTTCCAAAGCTGTCTACCGCTAAACTAGCTTGGTTAAAAGCTTTTTCAATTTTTGATCTAGATTTAAAAAATGCATCTACAGCATCGGATGGCATACAGGCAAATCTACTCAATGCGTCTGGTGGATTTTTATGAAATGCAACAGTAAAGTCTGTTATTTTTTTTGTTGGGTTTACTTCCCATGTTGGTCTTTTTAGTGCAAATACTCTTGGGTAAACGTATGACACTATATGATCTTCTTCCCATACTACCTCAAACTCATTTCCTTCTGTGCCGTCTGGCAGGTCTTGATCTAATTTTAATATCTCTGTTCTAATAATTGTTTGTTTTTCCGCTATTACTGATTCATAAAATTTTTGTATCGGATCATTTTTAAAGCGTGGGAAAGACAGTAAGATTACTTTGCCTACGTCTGGAAAACGAGAATCAACTGAAGCCCTGTACATATCGTATATAGCATCTGCTGTTTTTGCTTGATCATGTCCACTGGTATTTTCTGTTGCAAAGCCTGATATCTCGTCAAGTATCACTACTAGAACGTTGTATCCCTCCCATGCTTCTCTTTCTGAGTGACCAGAGTGAACTGTAATTGATTTATCAAATTTAATTTCTGATGCCTTGTCAGTATACTTTCCAGCAAACCATGGCGAGACTTCAATTCTCATTTTAAATCCCTTGAAGAAAACATTGTTTGCTTGCTGAGAGTTGATAGCAATATTTAAAATATCAATTGCATCTCTTGGAGGCTTACCATAATACGCTGCTGGGTCTTTTAGGCATAACAACAAATGCACTATATATGCTACTGCAATTGTAGATGAGTAATCTTTTCCAGATCCTTTTCCTAACTGTGCAATAACTTCAACACAGGTTTGCTTAAATAGTTTTTTGCCCATCTCCTCACCATATAGCTTTATTAAAGTAGACTCTTTATATATCTGAGAGCTTCTTTCTATCAGAGTATATTGATTTTCTGAAAGAGGTGGCAAGCCAAGATAGTCTGGGCTAGTTACAAAAGTCTGTAGGTCAACTGGTTTTTCTTCAAACTCATCACCATCTAATATCTCTATAAACTCTGAAAAATCAAGTGACATTTTTAAATCCTTTTGGAACCTTTATTAAATTAAATAGGTGACTTGAATGAGAGTATCTTATATCACTTTTTACTTCTTTTACCTGATGCTTACAGTGATCTTGTGAGCTGTGTATCACTAAGTCTCCAGCTTTTGGATAGTATGTCACATCTTGATTAGAATAGTATATCTCTCCACCTTCAAAATCATTTAAGTACATTATTAATCCAGCAACACTGTTCTCTGCAATATCAAAAGGTTCTTCCTCTTTTAATTTTTCGCTGGCTTTAATAACATCTAAGAAATCAAAGTTATCTGTGTGGTGAGGTCCTACCCAACCCATTTTCATTCTTGTTGCTGCCAAAGAGCTACCAAGATAAACATCTTTATCAAGCATGTCTGTAAGTCTTTTGTTTATTGCTATAAATTTTTGTATTGGCACATGTGCAGTTTCTGCGCCTTGGCTTCCCTCATTAAAATGTCCAACCCACTTTTCTTCAGGGATAGATCTAATGTCTTCCAGTATTTCAAGTCTTTCTAATTCAGAAATAAAATTAGGATAAACGTATATATCTTTACCTAAATTAATTGATCCATCTAGTTTAAGCATCAGAAGCCTCCTGAGAAATAATAATAGGCTCCACTATTCCAGTTATTTGAGACAATCGTTTGGCAACTTCTATCTTGCAATGGTTGCAGTTGGATGTGACTTCTTTTAATATGCCAACAAGCATCTCTTGTTTTCTTTCGTTTTCTAATATTTGTGATGCCATCTCATTGTTTTCAAGTACGCCTACCGCCTGTAACATTCCAATTCTTTTAGCCTCTATATCTGCAATTAGTTTTAGGGTACCCGACTTTACATTTAGCTGTCCTTGAGTGTCTGCATCTTCTACAGTTTTCCATGCCTCTTTAATTAGCATGTCATAGTGCTGATCAGCTCCCATAAGGGCTTCTCTAGCACGGTCTCTAACATTTGTGTCGTTGTGGACTACAGCCTTCCACTCATCTATATAACCCAAGACATCTTTTCTTGTCATGCCAGTTATTGTGGCAATTTGGGTAGCAGAGCTTCCTTTTAAAAGCTCGGAAACAACCTTGTTCATCTTATCAAAGTGTACGGAAGGCTCTATTTCTGTCATTAAATTATTATACTTCTAGTCAACTAAAATGTCAATTAGCGCTTGACCTTTAATTTAAATTTGTCAATATATCTTTGTATTGTCATATGTGAAACAAGGCACTCGTTGGCTATTTCAACAATAGTCTTTTTTTGTATAATATATCTATTGTATAGCCAGTCTTTATTTTGATATAGCTTCATCGCTTTGTCAACTCTTTATTGGCATAATGTGCGATTCCAAATGAGTCCGCCACATCAAAGTCATCTAGTGCAAGTCCATACTTTAAATTAAAATAGTCTGCAGTTCTTTGTTTTCTCATATTCCTTATATAGTTTTTATACCATGAGTCTACGTGACCTGGATAAGCTATTCGGACTGCCTGCTTTTCTTCTTTGGTTGGATTTTTGTTTCCTATATAAGACTGCCACGAAGTTGGGGATATAGTTATTACTTTAGCTCCTGTAGACATTAGCTCTGCTATAACGACCCCATAAACATAAGATAGTTTAATTACAGCATCAGGAGATCTTACAAGAACTGCACCCTCTACTGCAATATAATCTGCCTTTAGTTCATCTAGCATAACACTCATCTTAACTTTTGCATCGTATATTTTTTCAAAAATGTCTGTGCCAACAAGATTTATCTTTCCCCATTTAAGAGGCTTGTCGTCTTCCATTAAACAGAAAGCAACTGAGTTCGTTGAAGCATCTATGCCCAATACCCTACTTGCTTTTGTTTTCACTAGGCTAGCTAATGTCATCTATAATTCCCATTAAATCTTTTTTATACTTTGATTGCTTTAATTTATTGCATCGTGCACAGTAGGGCTGATCATTGTATCTACTTAGTAGTCCACTGCAGCCCTTGCACTTTCTTGGAGCACCATTCTTAATTGCTTTCTTCTCATAATACTTTTCCATGATTCTTTTATTTGTTGAAATTCTGCAACACTCGTCGGAACAATACTTTTGGTTATGTGTTTTAGCAATAAAATCCTTACTGCATTTTGAATTTAGACATACCATTATTTTACAACCTTCATTAAATCAATCTCTACTGTTCCAGGATTAGATCCTTTTGCCCAACATTCTTTTTTAACTGGACAATATGTGCAAGGAAGTTTGTACTTAGTTGCACCTTCTGGACGCTTAGGCATATCTCCTTCTTTAAAATTATCCCAGACATCTCTCATCCATTGAAATGCATCTTCAATAATAGCCTTATTCTTATCATTCATAGAGATGGGAATAATTAAAACCTCTTGTGTATTCTTATTCTCATATAGGAAGAAACCTTCTTTTGCGTTCTTTAATTTCATGTATGTAAGTAGCTGTAGCATATGATTTGGAGAAGACTTCATCTCTGCTTGTCTTGTATCCCAGACCTCTTGCTTTGCCGTTTTAATTTCTCCAATTACAGTCTCGCCGTCATACTCCATGATCAAGTCTATGAAGCCACGAATTGGTGGATACTCATTAATAATTTCTTCTTCTTCTGACCTCCACTCAGGCATAGTCTTAATAAGATTTTGTAGTCTCTCGTGTGCTTGCGTTCCCTGAGCCATGTTGGCTACAGCAACTGCATCGTTATCATCAATGAATACTGCACCAGTAAATGCCATATACCAATATCTTGGACATGTTCCGTGTCCATATCCAAGTGAGCTGGGGCTAAATGACTTCTTTGTAGTGTCTCCATCTGGACGCTTAGTGTTTCTATAAGATTCGTCTAGTAGTTGTGCAAACTTTTCTGGGTCAAAAAAGTTTCCAGTGTGCTTTTTAAACTTAAGGTTTTTTACAATATCCCTAGCCATTAACAAACCTAAACACTAAGTCGGCTCCAAGCCAAATTCCAACAATTCCCATTACGGCTGGGAAATATGGTGGCGCTGGAACTGGCAATTTAAAAGCCGCAAATATTCCACCTAGTAAAGCACCTGTTAATGTACAAAGTAATATGTCTTTAATCATTATGAGTTATACCTAACTACATACTTAAGTGCATCTACGAGTTTGTCTATGGACTCCTTTACTGAATAATAAATATTTTTCTTATTATTATTTTCTGTCCCCGCCTTGTCTTTAGCAATTGTTGAATATACTGAAGCAAGTACTGCAAACTTAGTTGACATTGCCTGAAGCTCCATAATTAAATGTGGCGCTTTGGCAGAAGGCACATCTGGATTCATCAGTAATTTAACTACAATAGCTAGAGCCTTATCGAGGTGCTCATCATGCATAAATTCATGTAAGTCATTAAACTCTGTAATATCACTAATTAACTGTAGAGTATTTTTATCTTCCATTTATAAATCCTTCCCATTTATATAAGTAATTTTTTCTAAAGGCAAATCTTCTGGCACAAATACTACATTTTTGTCAAGGTTCTCGACCTGGTTTCTGGTATTGTAAAAAGCTTGAGCACTTGTCCAAGCATATAAATCCTCTAAACGCTTTTCTTCCATTTTCTTCCAAACGTCTTTTCCATATTTGGATTGATTTGCCAACCATTCTTCTGAGCCATCATATTTCCAGAAATAAAACATTCTAAGTAAATACTTTTCATTTTTTGTAATTGGTAATACTCCATGATAGTATGGATAAAATGATGGGAATACAACTACGTCACCAGCTTCTGGCCTTAAAGTAGTTACTTTCATATCTCCATTTTCATAATGAACAAAAGAGATTTCACCCCCTTCGTGATCATCATTAAGGTACATAGAAATAGTTAACACAAATTTGTGTGTGTCGTCTTCTAGCTTTGCATAGCTTTGATCTGTGTGATAATGCATTGCAATATTTTTTGCAGGATTTTCAAAATGTTTTAATACATCTATAGAGCCCAATACCCATCTTTCTGATTCCAAATCAAAGTTGTCAACAAAATGTGGCCAATCTACTGAGTTATGGCAGGCCTTCATATAATCTTTAGCAACACTGAAATAAATTTCTCTTATTTCATCTATGATTTCTTTTTGGTCTAAAGAATATTGTGAGTTGTCATCTGATTGCTCTTTGCTTGGCATGAGGTTAGCTTTTGCCATCATGCCAAATTCTCCCCAGGGGTTCCACACACTTAAATGGAAATCCTTTGTTTGATATTCCGATTTCTTAATAATTTCTAAGGTTTTGCTAACATCCTTAAATTGATTTTTGTAAACAAATATATTTTTGTATATTTCTTTTTTAGATGTTATCATTTTTTATCCTCTTTGTAATTGACATGAAGTTTAATCTTAGCAACCTCATGTTTACCTATTGTTTGTCCAGTATGATCTATAGCCTTTTTATACATTCTTGGTCTGATTCCTTTTGCATTTAGGCCCTTTAAGTAAGTTATGTACTCTACGCCGTCCTGTATTCTTTTAAAAGGAGGCTCTGTATTATTAATATTAACAGTAGAATCTTGAATAGCTCCCAATGAAATTGGCAGAATGCAAGCAATGTTAGTTCCAGCTGGTATAAAATATTCTTTGTCTGGAGTATCTAATTTCCAAACAACAGAAAAAACACCAGTAAAAAGAGAGGTAGATAAAATTGTACTTAAAACTTGTGCGCCTTCTATTGATTGATTTGGAATAGGCATAGTTAGAACGCTTGTATTTTCATCTGTTCTAAAGATTAAGTTAGTTACAAAACTTACTGTGCCCTCTCCTCTTCCAACCCAAACATGTTCTGAGCCAATGATGCCTACTGCGCCTTCACCTCTAGATCCATTCCAAATAAATGAAATGTCTTCATCAAAGTAAATTCCATAACCCAATGTGTTAGCCATCCCGATTGGATCACAGTTGTAAGTAGAGTCGTGCATCCAGTCTCTCTGCATTTCAAGAGGCCTTATCTTTGCAGATGGTTCACCCACTTTGTCTACGTATACGTCAAGATTGTACATTGTTACTCTCCCAAAATTCTATTAGCTCTTCTAAAACTGCCCACTCTATTATACCAAGTCGTACCTTGCTTTCTTTCCCTATAATTATTTTTAATGCTGGGTGCATATCTCTATTAACCTTAAATGTGTCTGTGCATATTTTTGCCCATACATCTTTATTTAAAGTAAATGTAGAACCAGCCTCTTTGTAATCTACCAAGAACTGGTTCCATTGTGCGTCACCCTTTTGATAATCCCCTCTTCCAGAATTTTTTTGAGCCTTAGCCCCATCTCTTTTTACTTCTGCTCTTTCAGACATTGTGTTATTTAACCTCTATTAAATTTGAATCAGACTTTATCTGTATAATTTGTAAATCTTTTTTAACATAATCTTCTTCTGTTGCAACGTCGGTTAGGGAGTCTTTGCCAGTAATAACCTCATACTTAGAGATCCATTCAACTTCATTATGTACTTCAGCATCAATAAACGCTCTTAAAAAATACCTATCTGCTTTTGTAAATGGCTTTACTCCATGATAAAATGGTTCTGTTGATGGCATAATTACAGCATCTCCTGGCATAGGCTTGTACATGTATATATTATTTGATATTGAATCATAAACACATATTTGCCCTCCATCATATTCATTATTTAAATAAAAATTAACTGTTGCAACATGTCTATAATTTTTTTTCTCTCCAGGTACTGGAATCTCATCTACATGATAATCCATAGTTAAGTCAGACGACTTAATAACACTTTGTACTTTAACGTCATATCTGAAAAAATCAATCCAGTAATTTCTGTCTTTTTCTTTTAGATCATTCCAGCTTTTTATAAAAGATGGCCAAATTCCATGTTGTTCAAACTCATTTAGATAATCTTTTCTAATAAACTTCATGCAGTCATTTATTTCTGTTATGTATTCTTTTTCTAAAATAAGATTACTATTGCCTGAAGTATTTATTGTTTCTAATAAATCAGGATCTGCATCTCTTCTAAATCCTTGTTCATACCAAGCTCTCCAATTATTAAAGAAGGAAGTGTCTCTGCTATCCTGAAGCAAATCAATTATTTCTTTGCTGTGTTTAAATATATTTCTATACACTACAATTTGTGGGGCTATTACAATCTTTTCAACGCTGCTAAAGTCATAACTCATTTTATCCCACCACAACTTTATTTGAATGTCCATCTGGGCATTCCCACTCAAGAGTCATGGACTCTACATCCCAAAATGATTCTGGTGCATCCTTCTCGCATTTTGAGCATGGCTTTAGTCCGTCTATAACTTCTAAGCTTTTCTTTTTAATTACCTCTGGCTTATTAATAAACTCATTAAGATTTGGCATTTATTTCTCCTATTAGCTTACCAGAAACTTCTGGGTTTTCTCTTAGGTAAGCAACTGCTTTTGCTCTGCCTTGAAAACGTTCACCATTAATTGTATACCATGCTCCGCCCTTTTCTATTAGGCCGTACATTTCTGCAACGTCCAAGGTCTCGCCGATGCGATCAACGCCTAGAGATTCTCCTTGATAGTAGAAGTCGTATTGTCCTGAAAGGTTAGGGGGGCCGAGTTTGTTGTAATCAATAATCCAATTGACTGGTCGCCCGACACGCTGTTCAATAATTTTGTCCCCAACCTGAACGCCAGCTTTGATAGCATTAGCTTCAGCTTCTGAAGACCAGAGCTTGATAACGGTACTAGAGAAAAATTTAACTGCCATTCCTCCTGTTGGGATGTGTGAAGCATGCATTGACCCAAATTGATTTCTTTGTTGGGAGATAAGAACAAGTAGTGTGTTTTTGTTTGCATAGTTTAACATTTTGACTGCATGAGTCATATCCTTTGCTTCTGCGCCGATTTGCTTGGTGTCTTGCAAATCTTTCATTTCGTTTCCATCTTTTTCAAAATATATTCCTGGTAGTAGGGCGGAAATAGAATCAACTACGATTACATCAACGCCAGCTTCCATTAGCTTAACGCCAACGTCAACCATATCATTAACAGTTTTAGCTTGAGAATAAATAAGAGAAGATGAATCTACTCCAAGCTGCTCTGCCCATTGCTGATCGTATGAAGCCTCTGCATCAATCCAAGCACACGTCTTACCCTCTTGTTGAGCCAATGCTACCATCTGTAAGCAGAAAGAAGATTTACCAGCAGACTTATTTCCCCATACTAAGACTTGGCGGCCATAACCCAAGCCACCTTTTAGAGCAACATTTAATCCTATACTAGGAGTTAATTGTTTATGTACCTGCACATTTTGTGCTGACTGAACTCTTGCACGTGTTTTTGGATCCAGCTTTGCCATTATGTCTTCTAATGAAATAGTCATTTATATTCTTTCTTCTCTCTACTAGTATACCATTTAAACAAATTGTTGTGAAGCGTTTATATTAATCCTTTTGCTTAAGCTTAAATGCAAATGTGTTGTCGGCCTCATTATAATCTACTTGCAATTCCTTGTCTTCATTGTTTACATTTATAAACTTGTCAACTGGTACGGCAATTTCTCCAAGGCTTTCAATTACTGCAATTAAAATTTTAGCAATATTTAGTTGTGCGTAAACATCTTGAATATTTGTATCGCTCATTTTATTTCCTTTACATTCATAGTTCCATCATCTAGTTTTGATAGAACAACCTTACACTTCATTCCCTCACGCATTTTTGCAAGTGTCATCTTGTACATTGTTGGGAAAGCAATAGCTCTTGTGAGCTCCTTATTTTTATTTGATAGAACTATGTGGCTCATAGTCTTACCAGCCTTTGTTACATATGGAGTAAAGTTTACAACCATATACTCATCATCTTCAAGGTCATATTCTTTTCGATATAGATAGTCAACAAACATATCATTTGATGAAGGATCGATATCGGAAACCTTTATGTACCTGGCAATTCTGTTGTCTCCAACAAGAATAAAGTACATCTGACCAACTTCAATTTGTGTTTGCTCATTATGGAAAAGACCTATTGATCCAGTCTCATCTACAATCTCCACTCTTGCCCAGCCAGTTCCACGCTTGATTGCCTTTACCATTCCAAACATAACAAAGGAACCAAGGTCATCAAAATCTTCAATAGGTCTAGCTTGTGCTTTAACTCTTGGAGGAATGCCTTCTAAATTAAATGTTGGTATGCCAAGATACTCATAGTAATTATCTTTTTCATTACCAGTTCTTAAATTATCTTTAAATGCTGCTGCGCCAATTGCATTTAACGAGCTTATGGCCCTACTATTTATTCCACTGCCCTTAGCAGATGCAATAGAAACAAAATTCTTATAACTATCGTAAGGCCTATTGTCAATAATCTTGTTTGCAATATTATCTGATATAAACTTAATCTCAGCTAATCCAAATCTAATTGCATCCTTTTGAAGAGAGAAATAAAGACCAGACTCATTTACGTGAGGAAGCAAAACCTTTAGACCTAGTCTCTTGGATTCAATTAGGTATTCGGTCCTAGCATCTTTATCATTTTCGTTTTTAAGAATTGAAAACATGAACTCAAGTGGATAATAAAACTTAAGCCAAGCAGTATAGTAACTAAGCATAGAGTAAGCAACAGCATGGGAACGGTTAAAAGAATAACCAGCATGCGCTTCAAAATCATGCCATAGTGCTTCTGCCTTTTTCTTAGTAATGTGTTCTGAAGCCCCAGTAACAAACCTATCTTTGAACTGGTCAAATTCTTTTGCATCTTTTTTCTTTCCAATAATCTTGCGGACCTTATCAGCCTCTGCCCAAGTCATACCTCCCAAGTGTACGCATGCCTGCATAACTTGCTCTTGATATATAATAACACCATATGTGTTCTCGGTAAACGGCTTCATGATTGCATGTGTATAATCTACAGCCTCATTGCCATGCTTACGCTTGATATATGCAGCACCAACTGTATTCATAGCTCCTGGTCTGACAAGAGCATTGGATGCAACTAGGTCCTCAAACTTATCGGTTCCCATTTTAATAAGAAGGTTTGTGTATGGAGTTGCTTCTGCCTGAAAGACTCCTTTAGTGTATCCCTCGCTAAGCATTTTATAAACTTGTGGATCGTCTAAAGTCATATCAGACAAAACTATATCTTTGCCTGTTCGAGACTTAATTGATTTAAGTGTATCTGAAATTACAGATAAGGTCTTAAGCCCTAGTGCATCTAGTTTAATAAGACCTATATCCGCAACCGTATCCATGTCGTATGCAACGACTGGAATTCTTCCAGATACTTTATCCTGTGCATCTTCTCTTGATTCAACTGGAGCAAATTTTCTAAGGTCATCCTTAGCAACAACAACTCCAGCAGCGTGGACTCCAACTGAACGAATTCTTCCACGTAATCTATCTGCAAGCCAAACAACCTCTGGATACTTTGCTCTAAACTCTTTTGTATTTGGAGAAGAAATAAAGTCTTCAAAGGTATCAATTGATTTCATTGCACGATTAACCTCTTGTAGAGGTACCATAAAAATTCTTGCAGCATCACGGATTACACCCTTGTCTTTAAAATAAGTGTATGTTGAAATAGATGCTACGTGCTTAAACTTTTTCTTTAAGTATTCTTTTACTTCTTTGCGACGTCGATCTTCAAAGTCAGTATCAATATCTGGGAAGTCATTACGTTCTGGATTAATAAATCTAAAAAACAACAAGTCATATTTGATTGGATCAACATCTGTTATACCCAAAGAGTAACATACTAACGAGCCTGCTGCAGATCCACGACCTGGACCAACACGAATGTCATTGGTCTTTGCCCAATCAATCATGTCTGCAATAACTAAAAAGTAAGATGCAAAGCTCTTGGATGCAATTACAGAAAGCTCTTCTTCAACTCTATCTGTGTAAACTTTATTATCTGCAAATCCAAGTTTATCTAATCCAGCATATGCCATTTCACGAAGCTTATCATCTGCATCTGTTTTTGGAACTGGTAAAAGATCTAGGCCTTGATGAAAATCATATTCCTTAATCTTATCTGCAATCTCCATTGTGTTTTCATATATGTCTGTACGAGTAATCCCAGCTTTATTAAAGTCTGCTTCAATCTCTTCTCTAGACTGAATGAAAAGGTTGTAGTCCTGAAAAGAAATTCTGCGGTCTGGATACAGATAGTTAAATCTTTCCATCATATCTTTTATATTACGAGACATCTCAAAGTCTGAGTCCTTGTCAATCTTGGGTGATGTTGAAAGAATAAGTAACGCTTCTTCTAAAATTCTATCTTCTTCTTTAGCAAAGTGTGCATCTCCAGTTGCT